AGTGAGGGAATGTTTACCTATTTAACTGATACTAATGCTTTGGAATATTATGATGGTTCTGCTTGGCAACCTTTTACTTCTGGTGGCGGCGGGGCAACATTTAACGAATTTTTATTGATGGGCGCATAAGGAGAAAATAATGGCGACAACAACATACGCAGTTCTTGGACAAACAGTCGGAACACCAGCGTTGCAATCACTTTATACAGCAGGTGCTTCAGAGCAAGCAGTTATTTCAACGATCACTATTGCTAATCGTGGTACTGCTGCTGACACTTATCGTATTGCTGTTCGACCTGATGGTGAGTCTATTGCTAATCAGCATTACATTGCTTATGATGCTTCTTGCCCTGGTAATGACACTATTGCTTTGACTTTGGGTATTACTTTGAATGGTAATGATGTTGTTTCAGTTTATTCTGGTACAACTAATCTTACTTTCAATGCTTTTGGCGCAGAGATTAACTAATTATGGCGATAAGAAGATTTTTGTCTTCTAATATCACCAATGGCATAAAGTACAGTCGAAGTTCTGATGCTGTTCCGGCTACTGGTGGAACTGTTACATATAAAGATGGTTATTTCATTCACACTTTTACTGCTGATGGAACTTTTGTTGCTAAGAAACCACTTAATGTTGAGTATCTTGTTGTTGCTGGTGGTGGAAGCGGTGCTGGACATCAAGGCGGCGGCGGCGGTGCTGGTGGTTTACTCTGTACTACTACTGCAACAGGTGGTGGTGGGAGTTTAGAAGCACCTTTATCTTTAACTGCTGGTACTTCTTATACAGTAACTATTGGCGCAGGTGGTGCTGGTGTTGGTGGTGCAACACTTGGAAACAATGGAAGTAATTCTGTTTTTTCTACTATCACATCAACTGGTGGTGGTGGTGGTGGTTTTGCGCAGACTTCTGGTGCAACTGCTTTAGGAACTAATGCTAATACTGGTGGTTCAGGTGGTGGTGGTGCAGTAACAAGAAGTAGTTTTCCTACAAATTCTCGTGTAAATGGTGCTGCTGGTACTGCCAATCAAGGTTTTGCTGGTGGAACTCCCGCTACTTTTCCAACAACTATTAACAGAGCCTATGGTTCTGGTGGTGGTGGTGCTGGTGCTGTTGGTAATAATGGTACGGCAGATAATACTGGTGGTGCTGGTGGTAATGGTGTAGCCACTATAATTTCTGGTTATTCAACTTTTTACGCTGGTGGTGGTGGTGGTCTGTCCAGAGTAGGTGGTACACCTGGTGGTCCAGGCGGTACTGGGGGTGGCGGAACTGGTGGGTCTGAAGATGGGGCTTCAACCGCAGGCACAATTAATACTGGCGGTGGTGGCGGTGGTGGTTCAACAGGATTTAATGATGGTGCTGCTGGTGGTTCTGGGATAGTTATAGTGAGGTATTTAGCATAATGGCGATAAGACGTGCAGGTGGATCAACCCTTACTGGCAAAAAATATAATTCAACAGCAGTTGATGCACAATATTTTTCTGTAACAGGTGGCACATTAACTGATTTAGGTAAATCAAGAGTTTACACTTTTACTTCCGACGGAACTTTAGCAATCACTGCAGCAACTAAAGCAACAGGTTTTGCTCGCTATGCTGACAGTGCAAGAAATATTGATTACCTTGTTGTTGCTGGTGGTGGCGGTGGCGGAAACGCTCCAACAAGTTTAAGTTCTTCAGGTGGTTCTGGTGGCGGTGCTGGTGGTTTACGCTGCACAGTTGATACAACTGGTGGTGATGGTGCGCTTGAAACACCTTTACCTTTTAATGCACAAAGTTTTACAGTAACTATTGGTGGTGGCGGTAATGGCGGTGCTGCTGCAGCAGGTACAAAAAATAATGGTGTTAATGGTACTAATTCTGTTTTTGGTTCAATAACTTCAACTGGTGGTGGTTATGGTGGAAATGGAGACCAAGGTGTTGGTAACACAGGTGGGTCAGGTGGTGGTGGTGGCAACCCTGCTGGTGGTGTAGGTGGTGCTGGTACAACTAATCAAGGTTTTCGTGGCGGTTCAGGCGGTTGGGGTGGTTCAACTAATGGTGGTGGCGGTGGCGGTGCTGGTGCTGTTGGTGGTAATGGTGCAAATTCTGAATCAACAGGTGTCGGTGGTAATGGTGTAGCAACAACAATTTCTGGTACTTCAACAACTTATGCTGGTGGCGGTGGTGGTGGTGACAGTAATACAACAACTTCTGGCGGTGTTGGCGGCGCAGGTGGTGGCGGTAATGGCGGAAACAATGGTTCTGCTGCTGTTGCTGGTACAACAAATACTGGTGGTGGCGGTGGTGGGGCTTCTCATACCAACGCTGATAAGGCTGGTAAAAATGGTGGTTCAGGAATAGTAATAGTTAGAATAGGCATAAACTAAGGAAAACATATGGCTCATTTTGCAAAAGTAGTAGACGGAATTGTCACACAAGTAAATGTTGTTGATGAAGATTATTTTCACGCCAATCGTGAAACACGATACACAGGAACTTGGGTACAAACCTCTTACAACACAAGAGGCGGAGTTCACTACAACCCTGAAACAAACGAACCATCTGCTGATCAAACAAAAGCGTTAAGAAAAAATTATGCAGGCATTGGTTATGTTTATGACGAATCCCGTGATGCTTTTTATGCACCACAACCATACCCATCTTGGACACTAAACGAAGATACTTGCTGGTGGGAATCACCAGTTCCTTACCCAACTGACGGCAAATTTTACACTTGGGATGAAGATCAACAACAATGGACAGAAGTAGAAATACCTGAATAATCACCACGTATATACAACGTATATACAACCTGCGAGGTAAACATTGTTTTGGCATAATACTGACATTGCAACAGAACAACAATTCAACGACTTCTTAAACAGTTTCACAAATGATGAACTTGTTTCAGCCAACAAAGCGCAAAGAGAAAACCAGTTAGACCCCCCAGAATTTAGTGATTTATATTTTCTTTACAAAACAACTAGAGAATCACACGCTGTTTCAATTCTAGAATTCGGATCAGGCTACTCAACCTTAATATTCGCAATCGCCCTCTATCAAAATTATTTACAGTTCGGGCAAGAATACTTAAAAAAATGCACACACCCAAACGCTTTCCAACTATTAACAGTTGATGCTTCACCATATTTCCTTGAAACCAGCATAAAAAGAATCCCAGAAGAAATACAAAAATTTGTAACCGCTCACAGTTCGCAAGTGGAATTATTTGAGTTCGGTGGGGCAGGTGGACAGATAGCAAACAGGTGGACAGATTTACCTAACTTCAGCCCAGACTTAATCTACATTGATGGCCCTGATCCTGAACAAATACCAACAGAAATCAAAGGATACAAATACAACAATTTTTCTTTACCAATGTCAGCGGATGTTTTACAAAGAGAATTCTTTTTGTGGAATGGAACACAAATAATTATGGATGGTCGTGGGGCTAACGCAGAGTTTCTACGAAGAAACCTGAAACGCGATTGGCATTACTTGAAAGATGCGTATAACGACAGACACATTTTTAGGCTTTATTCTGAGCATTGGGGTTATTTTGCTAACCAGCACTCAGATTTCAAAAGACGTATGGCTGAGCAGAAGTTACCTTGGGTTGTTTCTAGGGAAAAGTATCTTAAAATGAGTTTGGAAACTCAGGTATAGAATAAAATTATGAACCTGCGCATCTATTTTTAGAGAGGTTCTAATGGCAACAAAAGACTTTTGGCAACAACTAGGTATAACAAAAAAACATAAGGCTATGATTAAGTCTTATTTGAGAGCAGTTTTTGCTTCAGCAATAACTATGGGTATTGCTTTATTGATGAATATGAAACCTGAATACGCTGTTTTGATTGGTGCTGTTGCCGCTCCTTTAGCAAAATGGGCTGACAAGACAGAAAAAGAATACGGATTAGGTTCAAAAGAATAATGGCTTTGCCTATTAAAAATGGGAAAGTATCAACGCCTTACAAAAAAAAGGGTACGCATTGGTCTAAGGGATACCATACTGGGGTTGATTTTGCTGTTCCTGTTGGAACTGATATTTTGGCTGTCGCTGATGGTGTTGTCACAAAAGCAAATTGGGGAAAATCGTATGGTTTACAAATTGTTCAAGAAATCAAGTTACAAAATAAAAAACAATATTGTATTTACGCGCATCTTTCTAAAATCTTAGTTAAACCTGGTGACGTTGTTAAGCGTGGACAACATATAGCAGAATCTGGTAATACTGGTAATTCAACTGGTCCTCATTTGCATTTTGAAGTAAGAGATAATATTCGTTGGTCTGCTGGTAAAGATATTGATCCGAAAGATGTATTAAAATCGTAAAATGGAACTCGCAGACATAATTATTCGTTGTGGTCAGATTGCTGGCGCACTTTCAGCAATTGGGGCTGTGTTTTATGTGATTGTTAAATATGTTGTTGTGAAACCGATTCAGAATTATATTGATAAAGCGACTTACCCAATTTCACCCATTGCCAATGGGGGGAAAAGTTTGCCAGATGCGATTCGGGCAATTAAAAGGGTTGAGGCTAAGTTGGAAAAATTGGATAATCGGGTGGAAGCCCTTGAGGACACGCTGAAAACCCCCCAAATCCTCTAGTTGTCAGACCTACCCTTTATATTGTGTATAACAGGGAAAGGACAAGAATTGCCTAACATTACAGACCCCGAAATCTGGGACAAATTATCAATTCAAGCCAAAACTAAATGGTTGGCTTTTCAGGCTGATTTAGCCGAATCAAGATGCACAACGTGTTATCAATACGTTTGTACTTGTGGAGAGGACTTCTAAATGGGTTTTGATTTGAGTTCGTATGCCACAGTTCAGGAAAGAATCGCTGAATTCTGGCAACTTTACCCAAATGGTCGGTTGGAAACAGAACTTGTGCATCATTCTGACACTTCTTACATTGTTAAAGCATCAGCGTACAAAAACGCAACAGATCAGTTCCCAAGCGCAACAGATTATGCGCAAGAAACTGTTGGTGCATCAATGACAACAAAGAACTTCCCGCTGGAAACTTGTAGCACTTCAGCAATTGGTAGATGTATTGCAACACTTGGTTTATCAACACGTAAGAACGAACCAAGACCATCTCGTGAAGAAATGGAACGAGTTGTTGCTAAAGAATCTCGACCAGTAAACGTTGCTGAAGGACCTATGGGTCGTGCTAAGGCAACAGAAAAACAAATAGGTTTTGCAATCTCAATGCTGAAAGAAATCGCACAACGATTGGAATTCAGTTTTGAGGATGTAATGAAATGGGCGTGTGAGGAATACAAAGTGGAAACACTTGAAGATTTCTCTATGAAACAAATTTCACATTTCATTGCAGATTTGCAAAAGACAAAACAACAGGGTGAAACATCTGTGTTCTATAACTTGGTGAGAGCCAAAAAAGGTGCAGATTATGATCCTTGGGAAACGCCATCCAACTAGGTTAGGAAACTATTGTTAGAAACTGTCCTTGCAATGCTTGCGCCAACTTACGTTGAGCAAAATACAAGAATAGAAATAACAGCAGTCAGGCACTACGTCAAATCTAAATACGATTTTCAGCAATGGAAATGTATTGATGAACTTTGGCAAAGAGAAAGTTCGTGGCGTACAAGAAACAAGCCCTGGAGAGCCAGAAATCCGTCAAGTGGTGCTTATGGAATACCTCAAGCATTACCTGCCTCAAAAATGGTTTCTCACGGAATTGATTTCTCAACAAATCCTTATACCCAAGTTGATTGGGGAATGGATTACATAAAGAAACGCTACAAGACACCTTGTAAAGCGTTACAATTCCACGACAGAAAGAACTGGTACTAACAGATGATTCCTGCGCTCATCTTTCAATATTTATTTTTAGCAATTTTAGGAATCGCTGGTTTAATAACCCTTATTTTTAATTTCAAACGATATTGTGATTTCACCGAGAAAGAGGACAAATGAAAGAAGTACGCCCATATGGCACAGTAGAGAAACGTGCCAATAATAGATACAGAGTTCGCATTGGTAAGAAACACGGCCACACAACACTTGGAACTTTTGATTCAAAGATTGAGGCTGAAGAAGCCTTGAAAGCATTTATTAGAGAAGAACAAATACAAGAAGAAAAATACAAAAACGTTCCAACTAACACAGCCACAAAACCTTACGCTGAAATTGGGCTTGATGGTGGAGAAATTGCCACAGGTGTTTTAACTGAACCTATTGGTGATGACTGGTCTGCTGTTCTTAAATCTTTTGGTCTTGATCCTAATGTTTTTGAAGTTGTTGGTGACAAAGTTCGAATGTCGAAGTGGATGTCCAGCAAACGTTTAGAAAACGGAGATAGAGATTCCATCTGGTTATATTCATATAGAGCCACTTTTGCTCGCAGAAAAGCACCAAACATAGGTGATATTGATATTGAGCAAATTCGTGCCAATATTAGGGCTTTTAAGCCCTCTAAGCAGGCTTCTAAAGACACTACACAAGACCCATCAACCTTTCTTGTTCTTTGGGCTGATTGGCAATTAGGAAAATCTGCTTCAGGTGGAATTAAAGGAACAGTTAACAGAGTTTTAGAATCGTTTGATAAAACTGTTAAACGTGTTGAAGAACTTAAAAAGAATGGTCGAAATATTGAACAGATAACAATAGTTTCAATGGGCGATCCTGTGGAAATGTGTTCGGATTTTTACAGTTCTCAACTTTTCTCCGTTGAACAAACTCAAAGAGAACAATTATTAACTGCTTTAGATTTATGGACTACTGGTGTTTCAATGTTGTCTGGTTTAGCACCAAAACTTAAATTTGTTGCAACGTTAAGTAATCACGGAGAATGGACTCGTAGAGGTGGCCGTGCAATTACAACTGATTCAGATTCCGCTGATGGTTTCTTAGCAGATACATTAAAAAGAATTCTTGATGGTTACAAAGTTGTTGATGAATGGGTTATTCCACACGATCAGATGTCAATCACAACTGATTTATCTGGAATGGAATGTGCGTTCACTCACGGACATAAAATTTCTGGTAAAGAATTTGAATGGTTACGCGGACAATCTTTAAGACTTCTTCGAGATAATGGCAAAGAACCAAAGATATGGTTCACCGCTCATAAGCATCATTTTCTTGCATCAGATTTTGGGGTATTCACAAGATTTCAATGTCCATCTCTTGATACTGATGGTTCAAGTTCTGGTGGTTCAAAATGGTACACGGATTCCAGCGGTCAATGGAGTTCACCAGGAACTTGCACAATGCTTGTTGGTAAGCACGATAAACGTGGCTGGTCAGACTTGGCTGTTTTATGACAAGTGAGCAACTAGCGAAAGCGATCAGTCACGCAATACAAAATGTTGAGAAACGCATCCTTGGCATTGGTGCTCAGCAGTACTCAAAAACTGATAAACAAAAAATTGAGGACAAAACTTTAGATCAGGTTTTAGATGAAGCCATTGAGGAACTGGATGATACTTTGGCTTATGTTGCGTGGGTTAGAATTAAGGTTCAGAAACTTCGAGCGAATCTTAAAGATGTCATCTAAGTTACGCCCTAGTGGCTTAGATGTCTCACCGAGACACCCTGGTGGGGTCTCTTGTGTCGGGTTGGCACTTTGTGTCCCCTTTCCGCTGACCCGACACAACCTTAATGAAACAATGTCGTATAACATTACTCTATCTGCGAAAGGAAAATAATGTCAGACAAAGTGGGGAAAGAAAATCTGATTGCTTTGCGTTTGAACAATACACAAATGCGTGCAATTAAAGCGTTTGCTAAACAGCACAACGCATCCGTATCAGAAGTCATAAGAATATCAATTGAGATGATGATTCCAGAGGCAAAAAGATGAACAGATCAAAAGTTGCATCAAATCTTGTAAAGATGACTTGGATGAGAGAACATCCAGCGTTTATCACAACTGATCTTGATATAAACGTAATTGATTGGAAAACAATTGATTTGCAAGAGTGGACAAGATCAGAAAAAGTTTTAATTGAAGTTTTAAGATTTATTAACTGTGGTGAGTCTTTAATTCGTTTATCAGAAATAAATATGTTATCTGAAGATGAGAAACGCGTTGTGGCTTTATCAATCAATATGTTATACAACGATTTAGGTTTGGAAGAAAACCTGGTCTGATTTGGTATTACACAACAAAGTGTGATAAGAATTATCTTTGAGTGACAGAGGCTCTGCGCTTAATCTCTGGGCGTGCTAATCACACGTTAAATCTGCGTTTGAGGCAGATATTTTATCTTGCAAGAAAATAATCAAGCGAGCACAAAATCGTTAATGTGCGAGTAAATATCAGAAATGTTAAAACTGGTTGCCTAACATTGATTCACCAATCTGTATTTACATATGGCGCAATCGTGATCTTAGGATCACCCATCCGAAAGCCTCAGTCTCCATACTGGGCGTTATCGGGGTTGGTGGGGGTTTTCCCTGCCATCCTCTACCTAGTTTTCTCCGCCTGAACGTTAAACCTTTCGAACAGGTGTTCTAGTGAAATCGTTATCAAATTGTTATCAAAATATGCTTGATTTTACTTGAATCTGTTATACAGGAATGTAATAATGGGTTTATGAGTAAATCAGTCAGTTGCAATAAGTGTGGTCAAACCGATTTGGTTTGGGCAAAATCTAAAGCAGGTAATTTTTATCTTGCTGATCCTGATTATGTCCAATTTGGTGAACGCCAATATAAAATGATTTCTTTTGCTCATAAATGCGCAGTTGTGACTAATTATCCAAAATCATTTGATGAAGTTAAAGTTGCTGAGTTGCAATCTTTGATTTCTTCTATGGAAAAGGCTTTGAGTTCTGATCTTGATGATGCTCTAAAGACTTCTTTGGTTGATTCAATTGCTCGTTATCAAGAAGAAATAAATTCACTACAAGGTAATTAAGTCCAGGAAAGGGACAAACAAATGAACACAGAGAAAAAATTAGTAATGGAAGAAGTAAGAATTGGCAGGGCTATTAAAGAAATTGCTGACCTAACAATCAATCTTAATGAATTATTACAAGAAAAGAATTTTGATGATTCAGCAGATGTTGTTATGAAAATTGAAGAAACATTAAATTGGATTAAGTTCCAAGAAAAACAAAGATTAGCCAGTTCAGCAAACGTGACTGGTAAATCATTTCGTGCAGTTGGTGAATGGTAATAAATTAAATCTTCTGCTGGTCGGATACCTGCGTAACTGGCCAGCAGAACCCTACAAAAGAAAGAGGACAAAATGAGTAGAACTAAAGAAGCATTACCTGATGCAATTTATGAGAATTTTGATTTGTTTGCATCAATTTTAGATCAGTCAGTTAATCCTGATTGTGAACTTGTGTGTTTGGAATGCGGGTTTGGTTTCAAGCACGACAACTCTTGGAGTGGTCAAGTTTTGGCTGGAACAGTTGTTATTGATCATTACTTTGCTACCCATCCTGCTAATCAAAGGGACTTCTAATGATTGAGGTTGTTTGTTCTGGTTGCGCTTGGGTAATAAATGTCAGTCGTATAACAGATAATAGTGTTTGTGGTTGGTGCTACGAACAGTTAACAGAAAAGGACAAAATCAATGCCTAAAGTATCTAAAGATGGTGATGTAACAGTTATTGGTGTGCCAAAGAAAGATTTGGATTCTTTAATAAGGTTTATTGCTCATTCTATTGATGCGAATCCTGATCGTGTTTTAGAACTGGCTCAGTCAATAGTGAATGGGGACTTATCTAAACAAGATTCTGTTGTTAACGATTTAATAACTTTATTTGATGTTAATGATTGGTCAATTATTTTAGATGGTCCTGAAGCATTAGAACTTTGTGATGAGTTGGCCGAATCTATTTATGAAGAACCAAAAGAGCAGTTCGGCCCAATGTTAAAACAAAACAAAGAAAGGCATCTGCGCATTGTGAAAGTTTGTGTTGATTGCCATAAAGGTTTTATTAAAGGTGAAGAACACGATTGCGAGAACAGATAATGAGTTTTTATGATTATGCTGTGTGGATGATTTATTTATTTCTTCTTACACTTCCTTGGACTATTCATAAACTTCCAGGGAAAAACAAATGATCACAACAAAAAATGCTGATGGTTCTGTGACTTTCATTTATGAATCTTGGGATGAGTTATTGAATTCTGAACCATCTTGGCAACCTGATGCTGATTTGGCTGCTAAAGATCGTGCTGATGAAAGAATCTGGGGTTATTAAATGGGTGAGATTCTGGTTTCTTTTATGTTGTTTGGGATTATGTATTTTGTTGTGAAGTTGCTTGTTAGATGAGCAAATCAAAGCAGAAAGGAACATTGGCTGAAACCGCTGTTGCTGATTATTTGAAGCAAACTTTTTCAGCGGTGGAAAGAAGAACTTTGTCAGGTAAGAATGACAAGGGTGATATTGCTGGTGTTCCTGGCTGTGTAATTGAGGTTAAAAATCAAAGAACATACAAGATTCAGGAATGGATGAAAGAAACCGAAACTGAACGATTAAACGCTCAGGAAGAACTAGGTGTTTTAGTCATCAAGCCGAATGGTGTGGGTGTGTCAAAGGTTAATCAATGGTGGGCTGTTGTAAGTTTAGAAACCATCACAAAGTTAATTAAGGATTTAGAGAGTGCTAAAAGATTGCAATCATCCCGTGATTGAGGGTACAAAAATCTGCGCCACTTGTGTCAAGCCTGATGATTGGCAAAATTCTGCCAAGTGCCTTGACGCTGATCCTGAAATGTTTTTTCCTGAAGCAGATGATATTCCTGGCACAAGAGCAGCAATCAGGATGTGTTTAAGTTGTGATGTTAGAGGTTTCTGTTTAGAAGATGCTTGGGAATCAAAGCAACGTTACGGAATTTGGGGAAGTTTTAGTGCCGCCGAAAGAGAAAGATTAAGAAAAGCATTCCCTTTACCAGAAAACATTAAAGATAAAAGAAAAGTTATTCGAGTGATTGCGCACAGATTATGAAAGAAAAAGAACTATTCAATAAGTTAAAAGAATTTTATATGCCTGATTTGATTGCATCTGCTGGCGAGTTTTCTTCTTACGATTGTTTCTCACCAGGTAGACAACTGTTCATTGAACTCAAATGCCGTAACTCACATTACGAAAACCTTATGATTGAGCAATCAAAATATGCTCGAGTTAAATATGAGGCTATGGAACGTGGGATGACACCTGTTTATATTTGTTCAACACCTCAAGGTGTTTGGGCTTTTGATTTAACTCTTTTTGAACCTGAATGGAAAGACCAAACAGATTTACCTACAACAACAGAGTTCGAGGATAAATCTAAAAGAACAAAATCAGTTGGTTTCTTCCCTATAACCCAAGGAAGCAGGTTAACAAAAATAAAATGTTAATCACTTTTGAACCTTGGGAATATGAATGGGCATCAGTTGTTGGAGTTAAACGTTTCACCGCTAATTGGGGAAAACAAGATGCTAAACATTATGATCCCAACAGGATGGAAAGCAACAGAACAGCACAGGTTGCTTCAGCGTTATGTGAGTTAGCGGTTGCTAAATGTATTAATCAATATTGGTCTGGAACTTTTTGGACTGCTGAAAACCACGATCAAGAAAAACACAGACCTGATGTTGGTAAAAACATTGAGGTTCGCAGAGTTAGAACAAAAAATGCTGTTGCTGTCAGGAAGAAACAAGTCGGTCTTGGTTTGATTGTTTTTGCAGCAAAAGCAATTGAACCAGAGTTCAAGCAAGTTGAGGTTCTCGGCTACTTGAATTATGACTTGGCTTGGGAATTAGGTGAGGAATCTGATTTCTTTGAAACCAAATATCTGGCATTAGATAAGTTAACCAAACTAAAAGGAGATAAATAATGGCGTTACCAACAATGATTATCGTAGGTAATTTAACGCAAGACCCAGAACTTAGGTTCACAACAACAGGTAAATCTGTTGCATCACTTCGTGTTGCGTGTTCTGAGAGAAAGAAAGACCCATCAGGTCAATGGGTTGATGGTGACAAGGTTTATTTGAACGTGAACTGCTGGAATGAAACCGCTGAGAATATTACTGCGACCTGTCAAAAAGGTGACACAGTTGTTGTTGTAGGAAAGTTTAAGCAACGCTCATACACAGCCAAGGATGGCACGGAGAAAACTGTTTATGAGGTTGAGGCTGAATCTGTTGGTGCTGAACTTCGCAGAAAGTCTTACAGCCCTAACTCAACTATCCAGAGAGATAAACCTGGTGCAACACAATCAGATAACAATCCTTGGGTAGCAGAAACCTTTTAAGATTTGATTATGAACAGGAAACCTATCAGACCAAGATCAGCGAAAATGGAACAACTTTATGCAACCAAACGTAGGAATCTTGTTCGTAAACTTTTGGCTGATAGACCTGTTTGTCAAAGATGTTTATCTGATAGAAGCCACGATATACACGAGTTAAAAAGCCGTTCTCGCGGCGGAAAAATTGATGATGTGGAGAACCTAGTAGCGTTATGTCGCCCTTGCCATACTTGGGTTACTCAGAATCCTAAAGCGGCACACGATCAGGGATGGTTGAAACAATCGTGGGAATAGAAATCTTTGACGACCCTGTTGGACAACGCATCAAATCGTTGTTGATGAATTATGCTATGGATCATTACGAGGGCAAACCTGAGTCTTTAGAAGAATCTATTGACAGAACTCATCTAATTGTTTCTTTTGCCAGACAAGCGGTGATTGATTCAATTATGGCTGAAGTTGAGGTTATGACTTTTCGTAACGCTAACTCAACAGATCATCAGATACCAACATTATTCATTGCTGGTGTTCTGCACGCTGTTGATGTTGCTTCAGGTAAAGGTTCAGTTATAGGAAAGGTGGATTAGGAATGTCAGTTAAGCATTTACAACAAATCATCATTGGTCAGGTAACTAACCCACCAACTGATGTTGATGTGGTCAAACAATTTATGCGTGACCTTGTTGAGGCAATAGGTATGAAAAGACTTATTGATCCTCAAGCGGTTTATGTTGAAGCCGTAGGTAACAAGGGGATGACTTCTTGTGTTCTTATTGAAACTTCGCACATTGCTTGGCACGTTTGGGATGAACAAACACCTGGGCTTCTGCAATTTGATTTATACACTTGTGGGGATTTGAATCCTGATCAGGTACTTGCAATCGTAAAAGACTTCTTTGGTTTAACAACTTATTCAATGAAAGTTTTTGATAGGGCTGTTGAGTTAAATGAATTAGTGAGCGTTGTTAATGAAAAATAAAACATCAGGTCACAGGAACGACAATCGTAAGTGTGGCAAGGCGTGGAAGAAGAAGCCACGTAAGCAACGTAAGACTGGTAGAACCATTGGTGGTTATTCACCAGCGAAGTTAAAGATACGTGAAGACAAAAGACAGAACTATGTTGCTCCCGCTAGTGAAGTGTTAGCAGATGAGTAACTGTCGTAGTGGTTGCGAAACACAAGACCACAACACCTATGCCGAATGTTTACAAGCAGCCAACATCTCAATTGATAGAGAGAGCCTAAAAGTTAAATGACAACAATAGGGATTGCATCAACAAACAAACAATGCGTAATGATGTCAGAATCAGGAATAACTGACGAATCATTCCATACAGCAATGCCAATGAACAAAATCATCAGACAAGGTGAATGGCTCATTGCAGCGGCAGGTGCTGATCGTGTTTGTGATGTGTTGCAATACATAGTTAAATACCCGCCAATACCGCCACAACTAAAAACGAAAGAGGATGAAATGAGTTGGTATCAATGGATAGCGAAAAGAGTTATTCCTTTAATCAGGAAGATAACTCAAGAACAATTAACACTTGATGTTAAAGATGGTGTAGCAGAACTACCAGACTCAGAACTATTGCTGGTAACACACGGCAGAGCATTCAGCATAAGCAACACACTAGGCATCAGCAGATGCACACCATACTGGGCAATCGGTTCAGGTGGTTCACTAGCACTCGGATCATTAGCAACTGCTTACAGACAACAGAAACAAAACTGGGACACACACCACCCCACATATTTATATGAATCAATACAAACAGCAATAACCCACGATTCATTCTCCCACCCCCCAATCTACGGATGGGTATCCCAAACCAATGGGACAATTAAACAATGGGATTCAAAAGACCTTGCCTCAACTGCGGCACACTCGTTGAGAAAGGAAACCGCTGTCAAAAACACCAAAGCGAATACATTGCAAAACTAGATCAGAAACGTAAACCAAACAGAACACACTATTCAGGCGATTATCGCAAAAGAGCCAAACAAGTAAGAGAAACAGCCACAATATGTTGGCTATGTAAACAACCATTCACAGATCAAAAACAAATCACAGCAGACCACTACTACCCTGGTGTCCCAAACTCACCACTTTTACCTGCACATAAATCCTGTAACTCCTCAAGAGGCAATCAACCCCCTACGGCATAACTAGGGACTGGGTAAAAATCTTAAACCCCTCACGACACGGACAC